AGGCCTCGACGAGTCACACGTCCCGGGGGCGTTGGGCGCAGGACAGCGCCCCCGGGACACACCTCCTGCGAATCCTGCGCACCACCCTGCGGAGATACCTGTGCCCAAGTTCAGAACCTCCAACCCCCTCGCCGCCACGATCATCAGCAACGCACCGTGGGCCGCGACAGGCTACGGAACACAGACCAAGCAGCTCGCCCTGCGGATGATCCGCGATGGTCACTCAATGGCGGTGAGCAACAACTACGGGCTGGAAGCGACCAGCACGGTGTGGGAAGGCATCGAGGTCTACCCCAAGGGTGGCGACGGTGCCTACTCCAACGACATCGTGGTCGCCAACGCCAAGGACTGGTCGCGCCGAAACCCGAAGGCCAAGCCGGTCATCTTCACCCTGTACGACTGCTGGGTGTTTCTCGGTCATCCGTCATGGGACAAGGTGGATATCCCCATCGTGTCGTGGGTGCCCATCGACCACATGCCCACCCCGCCCAAGGTCCGCAAATGGCTGGAGCGCGAGGACGTGACCCCGGTGGCGATGAGCCACTACGGCAGCGCGCAACTGGCTGCTGCCGGCATTGATCATCACTGCATCCCGCACGGCATCGAGACCAGCCTCTACAAGCCGACGCCGACTGTCCGCGATGCGGGCGGTGTGCGGCGCACGGGCCGCGAGCTGATGGGCGTGCCCGAGGACGCTCACGTCACGGGCATCATCAACGCCAACAAAGGCACGGCGATCATCCGCAAGGCCTTCGCCGAGCAGTTGATGGCGTGGGCCATCTTCGCCAAGGATCGCCCTGACGCCTGGCTGTACCTGCACACCGAGTTCGGTGGCGGTATGGGAGGCATCCCGCTGCAGCCGATCCTCGATGCGGTGGGCGCACCGATGGATCGGGTGCGCAAGGTCAATCAGTACCAGTTCCGCGTCGGCGTCCCCGACGAGGCGATGGCCGCTATCTACACCGGGCTGGATGTCCTCATGGCCCCCACCTTGGGCGAGGGCTTCGGCCTGACCGTGGCCGAGGCTGGTGCCTGTGGCACGCGGGCCATCGTGCAGGACTTCACCGCGCAGCCCGAGCTGATCGCTGACGGCTGGCTGGTCGGAGGGCAACCGCTGTGGGATCCCGCGCAGGAGGCGTGGTTCTCCATCCCGAGCGTGCCGCAGATCGGCGAGGCGCTTGCCCTGGCCTACGACGGACCACGCGAGACCAGCGAGAAGGCCCGCCAGCACATCGTCGACAAGTACGACGCGGACATGATCTACGAGACCGGATGGCGGCCCCTGTGGGAGTCGCTGTGATCCCGGTGATGATCGTGCCGATCCTGACTCGGCCTGAGCTGCTGGACCGGATGCTGGACTCGGTGGACTACGAGGTCGAGACCCTCATCGTCATCGACAATGGTCACTGCCTGCCGGGTGACTTTGCCTCGCGACCGTGGGCGCAGAACGCCTATCTGCTGCGGATGCCGAGCAACCTCGGCGTGGCGACGAGCTGGAATCTCGGCATCAAGGCCACGCCCTTCGCGCCGTGGTGGCTGATCGTCAACTTCGATGTGACCTGGCCTGCGGGCTCGCTGGAGCAGTTCGACACCGAGGACGCGCCCGAGGTGATCAGGCTCGCGCACGCGACGCCACCGTGGTGCGCGTTCTCCATCGGTGAGGACGTGGTGCGCCGGGTTGGGCTGTTCGACGAGTACCTGCACCCGGCCTACTTCGAGGACAACGACTACGAGCGGCGCTGTGAGGCCGCTGGAATGCCCGTTATCCAGTCGGGTATCCCGGTAACCCATCACAACTCCGCGAGCCTTGACGGGCCTTACAGGGCCGCCAATGAGCGCACCTTCGTGGCCAACGCGCAGTACCACGCGGCCAAGCAGTACCGAGGTGATCTCAGTGAGGGCCGCTGGTCGCTCAAGCGTCGGCGGGCACAGTCGTGGGACTGACCTTGCTCAACACCCTGCAGGATTACCGAGGCAGGCACGCGGGCGAGACCGTGTGGGTGCTGGCGTCCGGCTCAAGCCTTGACCACATCCCGGCGTCGTTCTGGTCGGACAAGATCACGGTGTGCGTGAACTTCGTCGGATCCAAGCTTGACCTGCAGTCCTACTACTCGGTGACGCACTATCACTGCGATGCGGCCATCCTCGCCGAGCGTCGACCCGACTTGCCGGTGATCACTCCAGCCGTTGACCAGGGCGGCCCGGCCGCCATACCCGAGCCGCCGCAGGCACCGTGCATCTACTTCGCCGAGACTGCCTCGCAGCAGTACGCAGGGTTCGATGCCGAACGCCACTGGCCGACCGAGCCTGACCATCTGGTCGTCGGGCCGACCAGCCTGCACATGACCATGCACTTCGCCGCCTACCTCGGTGCCGCGCACATCGTCCTCGCGGGCGCTGACTGCGGTCGACTGGACGAGCGGACCAACTTCACCGGCTACGCCCCTGGCACCTTCCCGCTGGACGTGTGGGAGTCCAGCCTGCGACAGGTGGCAGCCCGCCTGCGCCGAGATGGCGTGAGCGTGATGAGCCTCAACCCGTTCGCCAACTTCGCGCTGGAGGGTCACTCGTTCCGTGGCCCGACGGTGAGCATCAACTGATGACCGGCCTATGCCGCGTCTGCGGCGCTGACTGCGCTGACCTGCACGGCGAGGTCGCCGAGGCAGATACCGAGACAATCGTGGAGGACCCGTGGCGATCACCAACGGCTACGCAACGCTGAGCGAGGTGAAGGCTGCCGCCCGCATCACCGACTCGGTGGATGATGCGCTGCTGGAGACCACCATCGAGGCGTCCTCCCGGCTGATCGACGGTTACTGCGAGCGCCGGTTCTTCACCGCCGGGACCGAGGTGCGGTACTACTCAGCCGACCACCACTACTGGCTGGACGTGGATGACCTCGCCGGCACGGCCATCACGCTGGAGACCGCGAGCGACCTTGACGGCATCTACGACCAGACATGGACGGTGACCGACTACCAGTTGGAGCCGCTCAACCGCACCGCGAGCGGGCTGTCGTTCCCGACCACGCGCATCCGCGCCATCGGTGACTACCTGTTCCCCATCGACCCCGAGGTCGGGGTCAAGATCACCGGGGTGTTCGGATTCGGCACCGCCGTGCCTACGGCCGTCAAGCAGGCCTGCCTGATCATGTCGCTGCGCCAGTTCAAGCGCTACGACTCCCCGCTCGGTATCACCTTCAGCGAGCTCGGTGGGATGCGCGTGACCCGCATGGATCCTGACATTGAGGCGCTGCTGCGCCCCTACCGTCGCTCTGCGGTCGGTATCGCGTGACCACCATCGCTGACCTGCGCACCGGCCTGGCCACTCGGCTGGGGACGATCTCCGGCCTGCGCACTGCGGCCACCGTGCCTGATGACCCCAAGCCGCCGGTGGCCATCGTCATGCCACCGACGATCAGCTACGACACCTCGATGGGTCGCGGGTTGGACACCTATGAGTTCTCCGTCCTTGTGATGGTGGGTCGAGTGTCCGAGCGCACGGCTCAGGGATCGCTGGACGCCTACGCGAACCCGAGCGGGGCGTCATCCATCAAGACGGCCATCGAGGCCGACAGGACCCTCGGCGGGGCTGCACAGACCTGCCGAGTTACGGACATGCGGAACGTTGGTCCGATGTCCATCGCTGAGAACACCTACCTGACCGCCGAGTTCGTCGTCACGGTCTACGCATAGAAGGAGCCATCATGGCCAAGTTCGTCCTCACTAACCCGGTGGTCATCTTCGCCGGGAGCACGGTCACGACCTCCGTCGCGTCCGTGACCATCTCTCTGGAAGCCGACGACGTGGAGACCACGGCCTTCGGCGGCTCGGGCTGGCGTTCGCGCGTGACCGGGCTCAAGTCCGGCACGTTCGACATGGAGATCCACCAGGACTTCGGATCCTCCGCCATCGACTCGGTGATCTTCACCGCTTTCGAGTCGGGCACCGCTGCCGTCACCGTCATCCCCGGCGGCACGGCGACCGTCAGCGCGACCAACCCCTCGTTCGCGTTCACTGTCGCAGTCACCGGCTACACCCCGGTGGACGGCGCTGTCGGCGATCTCGCCACCGCGTCCTACTCGTTCCCGATCACGGGC